TTACTACACCTCGGGGACGGTGCCGGATGCCATCGTGACCCCGCCCGTGGGCTGGAATCCAGATCAGGTGAAGCAGGCCCAGCAGTGGATGGACCAGCTCACGGCTCCCAGCGCCCGCCACAAGGTGCGCATCATCCCAGGTGGGGATTTCACCCAGCTCCGCGACCCGAAGCTGAAGGATGAAATGGACGACTGGCTGGCGCGGATCATCTGCTACGCCTTCAGTCTCCCGCCCGGTGCGCTGGTCAAGGACATGACCAAGGCCGCCTCGGGAACCAACGCCCAGACCGCCCACGAGGAAGGCCTGGAGCCGTTCAAGCTCTGGTGGAAGGATGTCATGGACGAGATTCTGGCCCGGTGCTTCGGGGCCGAGGATCTGGAATTTGCCTACCAGGACGAGGAAATCAATGACGCCCAGGTGAAGATGACCATCTGGACGGGCTACAAGGCCGCTGGCGTGGTCACGGCTGACGAAGTGCGGGACAAGGCCCTGGGCCTGGATCCCATGACGGACGAGCAGAAGGCGGAGACCAAACCGCCTGCGCCTTTGGTGGCCCCTGGCGATCCTGGTGGAAACCCCACCGACAAGCCGGGAACCACCCAGGGGGAGGTGGATGGGTCGGCCTCCCCACTTCCCCCTGCCAAGAAAGCCTGGACCGTGGAAGACCTCTTGAAGTTCAACGAAAACCACGGCGAAGACGGCAAGTTTACGTCTGGCGATGGCGATGGCCGGGGCGCTGTCACCTACAGCCAGGCCACTGGTGCAAGCGCCGCAGCAATCAAGGCCACCAAGGCGGCAAAGAAATCGGGAAGCAAGAAGTCCCACGAAAAGGCTCTGGCCGCGAACCAGCACGCCCTGGCACAGCACCAGGCGGCCATCAAGGGTTCTTCGGACCAGACCAAAGGGATCCACCAAGCCTTCATCGAAGCTCACGCGGCCGCCATCGACGCCCACATTCTGGGGGCATCCATAGCCACCAAGTTGGACGATTCGGACGCCCACGCTGATGGGCTTCAAAAAAAAAAGACCACGATACCCCGCATTGACCACGGCCGGCCAGCCGTAGCCAAGGGCGAGAGCGCGGTCACGAAGCTGTTCAAGGCCCGCTTCGCCAAGCAGCGCAAGGCTCTGGTGGCGGCGGTGAAGGCCGAGGCCCAGAAGCTCCTGAAGATGGACCAGGACGACATGGTGAGCCTATGGGATTCCCTCTCGGCCGAGGGCAAGGACAAGCTGAGGAAGGCCATCTCCAAGGAGCTGAAGGCGGTAGCCAAGGACGGGGCTGATGTGGCCCTACGAGGTGTCCTGGACGCGGTGGGGCCTACCGATGCAGACCTGGAGGCCATGCTGTCCCAGGCCAACGAGCAGGCCATCGCCTTCGCAGAGGAACGCGGATCCGAGCTGGTGGGCATGAAGTGGGACCATGACAGCGGGGCATGGATCGAGAATCCCAAGGCGGAGTGGGCCATTGATGAGACCACCCGTGAGCGCATCCGAGATCTGGTGGTCATGGCGGAGGACAATGGCTGGTCCAACGGGGAGCTGGCTTCCGCCATCCAGGAGGATGCGGCCTTCAGTGATTCCAGGGCTGAAATGATCGCCCGCACCGAAACCGCCTTCGCGGACATCCAGGGCAATCTGGCAGGCTGGGAGGCCTCCGGGGTGGTGGAGTCCAAAGAGTGGTCCGTGAGCCAGGACGAGGTGTGCGACGAGTGCATGGCCCTGGACGGGCAGGTGGTCGGCCTGGACGAGCAATTCCCAGATGGAGACCCGCCCCTCCATCCTAACTGCCGGTGCGACCTGCTCCCGGTAGTCATTTCCCAGGGTGAGATTGACGCGGAAACCGCGTAGAAGGGGGCTCTCATGCTCTTGGCTGACGATGGAACCTGTGCATTTCACGGCTGCGATCAGCGCGGCCACGAGGTCTGCCACGCCGTTTTCCAGCAGCAGGCAGGGATGGCCTCGACGGTCCAGGCGATGCTGGCCGATGGAGGGAACACCATCCTGCCCGCCTATGTGAACCAGCTCAAGGCGCTGCTGGCCGAAAACTTCCCGATGGACACCACGACCTGACCGGACTGGACACCGGAGCCCAGACGGGCATAGACCACCTTGAAAAAAGCACCGGGGCCACTTGTGCCCGGTGCTATCATTTTCGCGTTGACCAGCAACGATCACTCTTCCTACCAGTTCTGGACACACCAGGGAGCACAGATGGCGAAGCGAGTTCGACTGTTCGGGGCCATCGAGAAGGTGGAGCCTCAGGAGGATGGAACGCTCATCGTGTCGGGCATCGCCTCCAGTGAGACCGTGGACGGCGCGGGCGAAGTGGTGAAGGCCCAGGCCATGCGGGATGCCATCCCCGACTACATGAAATTCGGCGCGGTGCGTGAGATGCACGCCAACATCGCAGCCGGGACCGCCCTGAGCATCAATGTGGATGCCGAGGGTGTGACCCACTTCGAGGCCCATGTGGTCGATCCCACGAGCTGCAAGAAGGTGGAGACCAATGTTCTGAAGGGGTTCAGTATCGGCGGGAAGGTCACCAGCCGCGACCCCCTCAACAAGAAGATCATCGACGGCCTCAGCCTGACGGAAATCAGTCTGGTCGATGTCCCCTGCAACCCTGATGCCGTCTTTGCGATGGCCAAGTTCGACACGGAGGATGATGTGGACCAGCCCGAGAGCACCGAGAGCACCCAGAAGGGTATGGGCCATGTGGCCGACCTCGCATGGATGCTGAAGCAGATCAGCTACCTCACCGCCGACCAGATTAGCGAGGCCGCCCGTGAGGGTGATGAGTCTTCCATTCCCGCCAAGCTCAAGGCGTGGCTGGCGGCCGGTGGCGCGATCCTGGCGGAAATGACCCAGGAGGAAGTGGCGGAGCTCGTCACCGCCCTGCCGGATGCCAGCGGAACCGGGGACGGCTCTGCGGATGTGGCCTTCGCCGCAGGCACCGGAGACCTGGAAAAGAAGCTGAGCGCCAGCAAGGTCGCCGCGCTGGACGATGCCCACAGCCAGCTCACCGCCCTGCACAAGTCGATGGGAGATTGCATGGGCAAGATGGCAGGCCTCTGGGCCGCGCCCCAGGCGGAGGAAGATTCCAAGGACGGCGACGACAAGGAAAACACCGCGCCCGTCACCGACCTCCAGAAGTCCGCTTCCGAAGCCGTTGCCAAAGTGGGCCAGCTCACCGAGGAACTGGTGAAGGTGCAGAGCGAGAAGGAAGCGCTCCAGAAGTCGCTGGACAGCATCAGCGCCAGCATGAAGACCACGCAGGATGCCCTAGCGAAAGCCGAGGCGGATCTGAAGGTGAAGGGGGTCAAGCAGGTCGTCCCCGTCGAGAAGGGCAAGGAATCCACCACCCTGGGCGCTGCCGACCAGCCCAACCAAAGCACGGACCCTCTGGATGTGATGAAAAGCGTCCAGGGCCAGCCCGTGAACCTCATTTTCAACCCCCGCTAGTCCGGGGCAACCCAAGGAGGCTCATCAATGAGCGACCTCACCAAAACCCTGGACGCCATGAAGGAAGCCCAGGCCAACGGTTCTTCGGATCTTGCGAAGGCCTTCACGCAGGGCACCGGCTTGGTCGCCTACGACCTCCAGGCTCCTGCACTCGCCCTCTACCCGTTCTTGGCCCTCATGACCATGCTGCGGAACGAGATTCCCCGCGTGGGCGGTGGTGGCGATACAGCCACCCGCTGGAAGGCGATCACCGGCATCAACACGACCAATGTCCACCCGGGCGTGTCGGAAGGTAATCGCGGTGCGCTGATCAGCACCACCGTGGCCAACTACCTCGCCAGCTACGCCGGGTTCGGCCTGGAAGACACCGTGAGCTTCGAGGCGGATTACGCCGCCCAGGGGTTCGATGATGTCAAGGCCCGCAGCCGCCTCGGCCTGCTCCGGTCCCTCATGCTGGCTGAGGAAGCCCAGCTGCTCGGCGGAAACGCCAGCCTGTCCCTGGGCACCACGCCCACGCCCACCCTGGCCGACGCCGCTGGTTCCTGGACTCTGCCCACCCTCACCTACTCGGTGATCGTGGTCGCGCTCACGGCCCAGGGCTTCAGCCGCACGAGCCTCGCCAACGGCGTCCCCGGCCAGTTGGCCAAGTCCAATGTGGACGGTTCCAGCGACACCATCAACGGTGGCGCTGCGCAGAAGTCCGCCGCCGCGACCCAGGCCATCACGCTCGGTCAGGCCCTCCAGTGCACCGTGGCCACCGTCGAGGGTGCGGTGGGCTATGCTTGGTTCATCGGCGCGGCCGGTGCTGAAAAGCTCGAGTTCATCACCACCATCAACAGCCTGCAGGTCACGGCTCCGCTGAACGGCACCCGGCAGGCCGCCTCCGCCCTGACCGCCGCCGACTACTCCAAGGATGCCGTCTACAATGTGGACGGCCTGCTGACCTTCGCCAAGTCCGCGAACAACAGCATCGTCCAGGCGCTGGCCACCGGCACGGTCGGCACCGGCACCACCCTGACCTCGGACGGCGCGGGTGGCGTGGCGGAAATCAACAACCTGCTGCAGACCTTGTTCGACACCTACCGGCTC